GCAGACGCTTGGTGTTTGATGTACTGTTCTCTAATCTGGATAACCAACTAGATACCATCTACGAGGATGTTACGAACTGCCAAGACAACGTATCCAGAGCACTGGACACTGCTATCTGTGACTTCAGAGAGGAACTAGCAATTGTAAAACGTAGATGTATAAATTGGCCATGTCGTGGATACGATTATCCAAATTGGGTAGAAGATGATAATGGGAATTTAGCACCAGATATTTAAATAAAAACACTTTTTATTTACAAATTCTCCAAACTTACTTTATTAAGTAAGTGAAGAAAAAAACCCCGCCCGCGCACCACCCACGAAAAAAATGAAACCCTCAATAAATTAGTCAACATCAGAAAACGTAATACGACTTCTAAGTCTAATTTCGGGTGACCCGCTGGTTTGAGATGAAGGGGTGTTACAAATGACTAAAGCCCAAATAGCATTTGTGGCAATGTTACTGCAAGTCGCATTTACACCATTGTAGACCGTGTCGATCTCCAAACGGGTATAGAAGTCAAAATGTTCTACAAAATTCTCCAATTTACTGCCACCAGTGTCCATAGGACCACTCGGCTTCGCCAAGTAGATTTGGTCGCGAAGAATTTTGAACCTCTGGCGATTTGCAACATTGGTGAACGCTAACGGCTCAGAAGCCGTAGAGTTCAACGACGGATTCGTATTAGGAGCAGTATAGTTGTAAAACCCGTTATTTAACACATCAGTTACATGAAGCGCAGGAGAACCACCGGGTACTGACCCATTTGCTTGGGAATCGACAAAAATAATTACTCGGAACTCAATGGGTTCGGTAATGGTACTATTATAAGGAACCCAACAAACAGCCCTGACCCAAAGAGAATGAATCCTTACTTTGTTCTCAGCACGAGCAACTCCACCCGTACCGGATTGAATTGCATTCAAAATGATGAAATCAAACGGAGTCGAACCCTGCATAATTTTAGTGGACCCAACGTCCCAAATGTTATGCAAAGCGTTCTTTGGAAGCTTGACAAATGCCGGATGGACATATTTGGCAACCTTCTTCCCTTTCTTTGCAGGGCCCTTCTTCTTCTTTGTCGTAACAACAGTCGTACTGGTAGACATGGTGCCCTCAGTGGCTACTCTCTTGGATGAAGGATCGGAGGTGGTATAATCACGGGACCTTTTACCCATTTAACGCACAAAATGGAATAACAAATAGAAAGTAGCAACGAAATAACTGAGACTTTATACTAATAAAAATTGGCGGGAACTCAATCGTACTCAGTTACTTCCATGGTAGATTGAAGCATACAAATCGCCACCGCATTCGCACCATTCGAAACGAATGTGTTCGCGGGAGGTATCTCACCCGATGTAAAATCGGAGTAGCTAAAGGTACCTTGAGGCGGCGGGAGCACCTGGGCAAAGACTGTCACGTACAGCTGCCCAGTAGCCCATTCGATCGGAGCCTTCGCTGTTGGATTAACTACGTTAGATCGCTTACCGCTCATCACTTCATCCAACATAATAGAAAATCGATCCCAGGCATAATCGGCAACACTTGGAGAAATAATTTGAGTTCGATCATACAAAATTCTTTTGGGTTTAACATTATAAATTATATTAGTAGTGGAGAAATCGTCCCACGGGACATCAATCGCTTCGCTCAAACTGCCGAATAAGCCATTGGTCTGCTCATAGTCAGTACCTAACACTTCACCTATCTGGTCAAACTCCCGGCAGATACCGATGGTTGGGGGTCGGGATTTTGGTCGAGGATCGTAGGAACACACCACTCTGACAGCAAGGGGAGAAGCGCTCGAAAAACGCGGGCTAACACAATAACCAACGTCCCAACGGCCAACATGAATATTAGCGTATCCTCTAATAGTATTGATACCAGGAGGGGTACCTCCGGGGTGATTGAGAGGTTGTGCATTGATCGTAAACCAGGGGTCGAACGATGCAGAGCACAAAAATGGATTGTTGTCCCCCTCACTGTAAACAGTACCTGGATCGTCGAAATCCTGTTCAGGATATTCAGTTAAACAATACTTGCCGGTAGTCAAAGTCGTTTTATTAACTCGGGGCATTCTCCGTTGGATGATAGTTACAAGCCCTGGATACATTGCTTTTATAGTTGTCCATAGTGGCGGGAACTTCCTTATCCTCGACAACCCACTCGGCCCCAACACTGTCACGCGTCATGATACGCGTTAATCGTCGGTGAAGGGTTGCATATAGCATGTGAGGTCCGGCATAATTATACCAGGAACTGGGGTGGGCGTTCGAGGTGAAAACAAACCGGGTGGCCAACAGTCGATGCTTTCCTCCCCGGAAAGAAACGGAATAATCATATCGGTCGAGGATGTTAAGCAATTCATTCCATCTAATCCATCCATAAAATTCATCGACGATAACCGTTTCCTCACCGGTGTATCCGTCCCACCAGACACCGGTAGGACAGTTAGACAGTCTATAGGCGTCGGGGTACTGCGAGTTGGCAAAATGACTCTTACCGATGTTCGTGGATCCCCACAAAACAAGTACCTCCGGTACGGCATTACGGCGGGGGGCTCTGAGCATCTTGTAGAATGAGACAGACTTGTGGTACCGACACATTTGAGGGAAATACCTATCCCACAATTCAAGATCTCGTACACCGTTGTCGACTGCTTCTTTAACGGCTTGCAAATCTGTGCGGCACCCCGCTCCTTTGGGTTCATCCCCATACTCCCAAGGACCGTCCTCTCGGGTATCGTCCTTCGTACAATACGCTTTCGCTTGCTCATGGGAACCCTTTCGGATTTCCCAATGAGCAGTGGAATTAAGACGCTTGAGTGCGGACATACGCATAGCTTTGCCACACACAATGTATCCTTGTAAATGGGGTGTACCGTTCTCGCCCCGCTCGAGTTGCCAAACGCAATACACAACGCCGCTGGCCCGCCACAACTGTGGCACTTGATGGTCTTCAGGGTTATTGAGTGTGAACACCCAAGCACGAGAGGGCTTACTTCTGGAAGAAGGGGCATCTCCGAGAGATTCCATTAGGGACAGGACCGGTTGAAGAATAACCAAAAACAAACAACAATGGAGTTTAAATAGAAATTTATCCTGGCAGTACCAGGCCTGGCCTGGCCTGGCCTGGCACTTTCCTAATCGGGTCAGGAATAAATCCCCGCCCCGGCACTTAAAACCATTTAAGTGATTAACAATAAATTTTATTCTTTAGGGTGTAACGAGGTTGTTTGTAACGAGGTGTGCTGGTAATACTTACAGCACACCTCTAGACTCTAGACTCACTAAGTTTGGTCGTTGTTTTTGGTCTCGGAAAAATTAGGGAGCTGCCATTATCGTTCATTTTTTTCGGAAAAGTATCAACATATTTTAATTTGTAAATCAGGTTCAGCGTCGGCGCTGTGGCGCCTCCACTCCTCCCGCAGGGACCCCCTAAAGGGGACCCCCCCCTGCTCGCGGGGCGCGCCTTAGCTAGCAGCATAGTACCCAGGTTTTACGCATCCCAGGTTTTGACGCTAAAATTGTTAAAATTGGGCCAAATCTTAAAAGGGGCTTTTAAAAGGGGCTTTTAAAAGGGGCTCCTTTTAAATAATCGGGGGGTGATCTTTGAACCTAAAAGATTGGCCCCGTATTTTCTTAATTTAAATAATCGGGGGTCAAAAAATCGAGAAAATCAGGGGGGTTAATTAGTGCCAGGCAGTGCCAGGCTGTGTGGCTAAGTAGTAACGGTTTAGTGAGTGTATATATACCGGAATTTACATTCATTATTTCATTATTCTTACCTCTGCAACACTACACTACTCAACCATGGGATGCAAAGCCGAACACTCTATTATCGACCTGACAGTCGACGAACCGGACTCTCAACGTCCCTACACGCCATCGGACGATGACGAAGTTACTGAAGTGCCACTTCCAGCGCGTGCCACACTGGAAATGCCAGCTGATATCCCTCCTGAGCCAGCAGCTCCAAGGACCCGCAGGACTAGGAGACTTAGGGATTCTGGAGACGTAGAGTCAAGTACGCCTGCCAGCAGACGCTTGGTGTTTGATGTACTGTTCTCTAATCTGGATAACCAACTAGATACCATCTACGAGGATGTTACGAACTGCCAAGACAACGTATCCAGAGCACTGGACACTGCTATCTGTGACTTCAGAGAGGAACTAGCAATTGTAAAACGTAGATGTATAAATTGGCCATGTCGTGGATACGATTATCCAAATTGGGTAGAAGATGATAATGGGAATTTAGCACCAGATATTTAAATAAAAGGTCTTTTTATTTACAATTTACAATATCAATAACTCTAAAACTCAAAAAATCAAAAAAAGCCCCACCCGCGCCCCAGCCCGAGAAAAAAATTACTGCGAACTCGCTCACACTACTCTAAATCACTAAAAGTAACTCGAGAACGAACATCAAAGTTCGCAGAATGGTTCGTTTGGGTCGCATTGGACATGCATAAACACCAAATAGTATTCGTAGCAACAGACGGTGCTGTTGCAGAAGAAGCCCGGAACGTAGTGTCGATTTCTAACTTCGTATAATAATCGATCTCCTTCGAAAAACCCCACAACCGATTCGTATGCGTAGAATCGGCAATCATATTGACATGCGGACTAGGCGCTGAAGTAATGAACTCATCCTTCAAAATCTTAAACCGCTGTCGATTGGTAGGGTTTATGAAAGCGAAAAGTGAATTCGTAGTATTGCTTGTAGGAGCTCCATTTCCACCATTTGTTGTGTAATCATTTGCAGTCAAATTCAACAAGTCGGACAAATTTAACGCAGGCGACCCACCCGGCCCAGAGCCATTTGATTGAGAATCAACGAAAATAATAACTCGAAAATTCACTGGCCCAGCCTCCTGATTCAAAGGAGGAATGAAACAAAGACATTTCAACCATAAACTATGAATTCGAACATTGTTCTCAGCTCGATCAGTCCCACCAACCCCTTGCAAAATCGCATTTAATGGGAACATGGAATACGGAACAGTTGAACTAATGGGAGCATTAAACATACAATCCCAAGTATTATGTTGTGAATTCTTCGGAGTCTTCACAAACGCAGGATGCGTATACTTCTTTTTGGTAGTTTTCTTCTTCTGACCGGTCATCTTCTTCTTAGTAACAACCGTACTAGTTTGAACGGTAGCCATATCGGAAGGGCCGGAATTATATTCTCCACTAACCTTTTGAGACTTGGAGGGATAACTACTATTACGGGACCTTTTCATCACCCAAAACCAAAAAAAAATTTAAATTAAAAATGAAACTCAACGTCAATACAACACTTTATAGAACTAAAAATTGGCGGGAATTAAGAAAGTTGTATTAACTCAATATTAGAAGTAATGTTACAGAGTACAATGGGAGGGGTGAGTGTACTTTCATAAGCATTATCAAATAAATCACCTATTCCACTAGCTGACTTACTCACCGGAAGCGTTTGAGATAACACAGTTACCCAAAACTGCCCGGTCGTCCAATCCCATGTACCTCCACGATCAGGGGAACCACCAGGCGTGCGGTTTCCCGCTATCTCTTCACGGACCATGACTTCACAAGAATCAACAATAACATTCTGGGTTAAATCCGCCGTCAAAGTATACATTTTGTCAAAAAGTATACGTTTGGGCTTCACGTTGTACCTTTGAAAATTGTTATCTTCATCAGGCAAAGTTAAAAATGACTCCGGCGGAGCTTCGAGATCCTCGCTTAAGTCACCGAATATTGAATTCACTTGTTCGTACACGGGGTCATATCCTTGCAGTTGCGAAATACTTCGGGAGACTCCAACAGTCGCAGGTCGAGAGCCATGGATAGGGTCAAAACTACCCACAATTCGAACCACCACAGGCAACGCCTCAAGATATTGCGCACACAAACTAAAGCCAACTTTCCAACGCCCAACACGGTACGCACTATAAACGCGACTACGTAATTCATTAATACTTGGCGGTTCATCACCGTCGGAATCATAGGGGTCCCAAACTCCATTATTCCACCTGATCTGAGCGATGGGATCCCAATCAAATCCAAGGACATTTGGATTAGCCTCCCCAATATCGTAGCTGACACCTTGATTCGACTCAGCTTCTACGAGCGTTTGAGGAACTTGATCTGAAGATCCAAATACCGAAGAATAATAATTTATTCGTTGCATTGGTTAAATATTGGAAAGTAGGTAGCGCAACGGCTTACAGTTATATCGGCCTCATTATTGGCGGGAATTGAAGGGGCGCTTCGATCCTCCTCCTGCCACTCGTCCTCCTGGCGATTTTTGGTCAAAATCTTAGTCAATCTTCGCTCCAGAGTTTCATAGCGCATATGGGGTCCGGAGTAGTTGTACCAGTTCCGCGGATGGGCGTTTGAGGTAAAAACAAACCGTGAGGCCAGTAATCTGTGCTTTCCTCCTCTAAAGGAAACGGCGTAATCATATCGATCGAGGATGTTAAGCAATTCACCCCATTTAATCCATCCATAGAATTCATCGATAACGACAGTTGATTCCCCAGCGTATCCATCCCACCAGACACCGGTAGGAGCATTAGAGAGCCTGTAGGCATCAGGATACTGCTCGTGGGCGTACCAGCTTTTTCCGATATTAGTAACCCCCCACAAAACAATAACTTCCGGAATGGTGTTACGCCGGGGCGCTGTGAGCATGCGGTAGAAACTAACCGATTTGTGGTACCTGCACATCGAAGGGAAGAACCTATCCCACAATTCTCTATCAGATACTCCTTCGTTGACCGCGACCCTAACCGCGTCGAGGTCTGTGCGGGCACCACTACCCTTGGGTTCGTCCCCATATGACCAAGGACCTTTCTCTCTGGTTTCCTCCTTCGTACAGTAGGCTTTGGCCTGTTCATGCGAACCCTTACGGGGTTCCCAATGAACACTGGAGTTAACACGTTTGAGTAAGGACAGCCGCACGGCTTTTCCAAACACAACGTATCCTTGTAAATGAGGCGTCCCTGCTTCCCCACGCTCACGCTGCCACACGCAATAACTAATGCCATGCTCTTTCCACAACACTGGCACGGTATCTTCTTCAGGGTTGTTAAAGGTAAACACCCAGGCCCGAGATGGCTTCTTGGAAGAAGGACCGGATTCACTGCCATGTTCCATGTCGAAATGTCTTAAACCAACAGGAAAAACAAACAAACCGAAAGCGTTTCACGCTTTTATATATCCAAACAATTGGATCTGTAACTGCCTGGTACTGAAGTGTAACCACTTCCCTACTTTTAAAAAAGTAGGCCCGTACTTTTCAAAACCTTTCCTTATCTCTAAATTTTATTGAATATCGATGTAACGAGGTTGTTTGTAACGAGGTGTGGGGGTAATACTAACCCCACACCTCTAGACTCTAGACGGTCTCGTTTTTTTCCTAATATTTAATGAATGGGGAGGCTGAAATTTTTTTCTTGAGATCTAACACACTAACCAATCGATATAGTAAAGAAGTTCAGCGTCGGCGCTGAGGCGCCTCCACTCCTCCCGCAGGGACCCCCTAAAGGGGACCCCCCCCTGCTCGCGGGGCGCGCCTTAGCTAGCAGCATAGTACCCAGGTTTTACGCATCCCAGGTTTTGACGCTAAAATCGTTAAATTTGGGCCAAATCTTAAAAGGGGCTTTTAAAAGGGGCTTTTAAAAGGGGCTCCTTTTAAATAATCGGGGGGTGATCTTTGAACCTAAAAGATTGGCCCCGTATTTTCTTAATTTAAATAATC